CGAAAGTTGGCTTCGTCAGCTTAGGCTGCCCATAAGCAATTCAATTTATACTTATTTTTGATCAATTCGCAGACAATAAAAAAGCCAGCAATTACGCTGGCTTTTCCTTTATTTACTTTGGGTTAGCGGTGGGCTGAGCACGCGCATGCGGCCTTGGCCCTTGAGCATGTTCTGGTAGCAGTTGACCGCCACAGCCTGGGCCTCGCGCGCCACGTCCTTGCCTGCGGCGATGATCTTGCCGTCTGCTGTAATGATGGCCAGTCGCACTTGCTCACCGTTGTAGGTTGCCGTCAGACCTTCATGGACAACGGCCTCGATGCGCACGCCGTCGATTCGTCCGGTTTTTTGTTCGCCTACCATTTGTGTGGTCCTTTCCGTTGTTGTCGTTGTTTGCTCATTTGCCAGACTCTGAATAACTTGCCCCGATTTGAATTCCGACCAAGGTTGCTTGGTAGAAGTCGCCCCAGCTGATGCCGCCGCCGTGCTTGTTCCACGCCTCAAGAATGAGGGCGTCGATGGCAACTTCTGGATCGCGTTGGTTCTGCGCTTGGTCGACCGTGCCGCATGTCGCAGCCATAAAGCATTCCTCAATCACATGCCTTGGCCAAAGCTCCACGTCACCCATCTTGTGCGGGGCTGGTGGTAGCCTCAGGAGTGCACATTGCATGATGGTCTGTGCAATTCGGCGTGCTGTGAACCCTTCGTAGTGCTCGCCGGTTGGCGTGGCGGCATCGGAGTCGGCAAGAATCTCGTAGATCGATTGAACCAGTGGAGATTCGAAACTTGGCAGACATTGCACCGATGCTGTTGATGCGTCGATGTAGTCCAGCAGGATTTGCACGGCCTCTTCAATTTGGTGGCGGCGTAGTCCGGCGATCAGCTCTACCAATTGCGGCTGAAACAGTGCGCGCTGTTGCTTTAACGATTTGGTCATGGCTTTTGCTCCTTAGACGGTTAGCGACGACTCAGTCATAACTGCGTAATTTTTGAATCCCCATCCGCTAACCACGAGGTTGCGCAGAATCGCTGCCGCTTCGTTGCGGTCCATGCGATCATCATCCAGATACTCAAGCACCCGAATTGCTTCCTCTTGGCTGCGCGGCCTGATGTTGGCCAGCATCGCAAAGCAGTAGTTATCGTGTGCTTGCACTTGCGGCCATTGGTCCCCGCTGTTCTCCCAAGCGGCGCGCAGCCAATACAGTTTGTCCCAATGCTCCATGGCATAAAGGCAGTCGTCCAGCGTATGAGGCTGGAGCGCTTCCCGCGCACTGAACCGCTCGGCCGCAGCTGCTGGGTCGTAGTACGGATAGCCCTGCTGCTTGAGGCCACGCAGCGCGGTCTTGCATGCCTTCTCTGCAGCAGTGTCGGCAAACAGGGTTTTCTCATCGCCAAAGTGAGACAGCGCTTCATGTCGGCGCGCAGCCTTTTCCTTTGCGCGCTTGGCTTGGTCTTCCAGCTCGCCAAACCCAAAGGAGCTAAGAGCCGCGGCAAATGCTCCGTGGGTTCGAGCCAGGTGATTGCCGTAGCGCAGGGCCAGCTCCTTCATTGGCGTGGTGATTGCCTTGGCTGACTCCAGAGCTTTATCGATCAGCCCGGTGTCACCGGTGGCAATGACGGCCTGCAGCCACAGCACTGCATCGACTTCACGGTCACCGGAGACCACCTGCTGAGGCGGCATCTGCGGCACCACAAGCGCGGTGCTGGCGCTGGGCAGTATTGGAGGGAGCGCGAGCAATGCGCGCAGCTTTTCATTGTTGTTCATGCGTGTTAATCCAGAGCCTCAACTTGAATGAGGCCCAAAGTATTGGGGTAGGGTGGTTCAGATCAGCGACTCAAGCCACTCGCACAAGGTGCATAGCAGCTGGTCGACAAGCGATTGCTTGGTTTCGGTGGTGGCGGGCAGGTTAGGCATGGGCAGCCTCTTTGTTGGCACGGCGTGCGGCGCGGCGAACCTCTGGTTCAATCTTGGCCGAAGACGGTTTTCCCGGCGCAATGCAATCCATGATTAGGCATCCGGCTACTCCAGCCAGTTTTATTGCGCCGTCGAGTGTTCGGCAAACATAGCCAGCCGATTCAGGCGCAACGGCACGAATCACACTCAAAGCAGATTCAACTTGAAATACGCGAGAGCTAAGATCGGTCAAATCGTATGAATGGCCTTTAAGTGTTTCCAAGTCTCTAATGACAAGCGCAATTGCTGATTCACAGTTCCATCCAATCGTTGTCTCTGGCCAAATTTGATCGGGGCTTTTAACGCCATCTTTCTGACCGTGATCTATAGCGCGACTAACCGCCTGCACGCTTTCAAGCAGCTCATCAAACAACAAATTGCATACGATCTGGCCGTTTTTCTGGGTCGGGGTATAGGGGGTTATTGAGACAGTTGCATTCATACCACCACCTCTTGAGTCTTGGCGGCGCGACGTTTGGCGCGCTTGACTTCGGGTTCTACTTGGCGTGGCGGTAGTAGCGAATTGATTTTTGCGATTGATAGATCAAGATCCGACTGCTCAGCATCAAAGTGGCCCTTGACCTCTTCACGGAAAACTGACTCTGCACGACCGGAAAAAATGGCGTCAATCAAGATGCTTTCGATCACATACATGAAAGAAACAGCAGCGCCGCGCCGTCCCGCACGATCAGGAGCGTCGTTGTGCCAATCCTGCGCAGCCTCCAGCATCACCGTTCTCACTGTTTCGCCAGGACTCCCATCGCTTGGAAGCTTCCCAATGAGCTCTGCCATAACAGCGTAGCCATGATATTGGCCGTCAGTGAAGCCGCACCACTCAACGCCGCGCGGATTGAATTCACTGTCATCGCGATGGAATGAGTAATCGGGCTGGTCTGGTTCTCGTTGTTTGCTATCATTCGCCATGTCGACTCCTTGCGAAAACACTTGGTTATTGACACTAGAAGCCCCGTTGGTGCCAGCCTTCGGGGTTTCGCCTTTTGTGGGCCTCATGCGGCTTTCCGGCATGCGCGGAACATCCGCTCACGGGCATTACGCTCGGCTGCTTTGGCTTTTACCAGCGCCTGGTACTCGGTCGCTGTGAATTTCATCAAGGCTTTCCATTCTTTGCTGTCGCGCTCAATGTCTTCGTAAAAGCTATTGCGGTGACGCCATGTGCTGCAAGCTTCTTGGTAGGCGGCGTTCGCAGCTTTTCGTGCGTCATGAAATTGCTTGTACTCAACAGCCTTTAGGCCTGCGATTGATAGGTTGGTGGTGGTCATGGTTTGCTTTCAATGGGTAGTAGGCAGAAGGGGTAGTTCAGGCTCCATCAAGAGCTTGAGTTGCTGGCGCTTTGCGCGGATGATTGGAATGGCAGCTTTGCGTGCGTGCATGGCGCGGCTACCCTGAGAGGCTGCGGCGAAGGTTTCAGCATCATGGCGCTCGACTTCAAGCCGTGCGGCCCAAAGCGGCGAAAGCGAGAGTTGTTCCTCTAGTTCATGCCAGCGATCAACAATTCGAGCCGTGAATTCCGGGCAAAGCTGGGCGACCACTATGGTGCTGTCGCGGCGTCCCCGCTTTCCTTCAAACACATAAACAGATACTTTGCGCGGGAGTCCTAAGTTGTTGATTTCTTCGGTTTCCTGCAATGCAGGAAGTCGTATCACGCCGCGTCTTGCAAGTCGCTCGATAGACGTTTTCACGTTGTCGTGCCTTGACTGAACAAGTTCAGCTATCTCTTTGCAGGTCATGGTTGCACGACTGTCCATGATGCTGCCAAGGCTGTCAGTAAGTACGATGCCGTTCATCGAATCGATTCCTCCTTAATACTTGCCGCAGCCTCAAGCCGCCGATCCGCTTTCTCCAGTTCACGTTCGGCCTCGATCTGCTCGTCGTGCCGGACTCGAAGCAACTCGGCGCGCGCCTTTTCAAACGTGCCATGGTGACTCTTGCTCACTTGGAAGGCGTCTTTGTTGCGCAGCTCAAACTTGGTCAGCTCGCGGTGCGTGATGGTGTTGGCTAGGCGGTCTACGATGTAGAACTTGGGCGTGGCCAAAAGCTTTTGGATTGGGTCGACTGCTTCAGTCATTCAGGCCAGCTCCTTGCTCTGCTGCGATTTGTGCGACGATGCGGTCAGCCTGTATGGCACCGCGCTCTACCAATGCAGCGACCAAAAAAATGACCGCTAATGCGGCCAGTGCAACAACTCTCATGTGAACTCCCTTGCTGAATCATCAGCACAGCCCACCACCCCTATTCGGTCTACGACTTCACTACGAAAGATTCGTAGTGGATCGCAAGGGTAGGCTGTGCTCATGGCCCTCAGGTGAGGGCATTTAAGATGCTGCCTGTTCGGCAGAAAATTACCGCTTGTGAATGTCGGGGACAGCCAGCATTGGTGGGCTGAACAACATCTTTCTGAGCTGCCTGTACGGCAAGAATGGGCGGCGTCCTTGGATATCGATACCTCAGCCAACCCGGATGAATTGGTCTTCGTTGTCTGAGGCGTGCTGCCCGGTGGGCACTCCCCGCTGGTGCGGCTCCCACTCGCGCACTGGCTGCGCGTTTGCTGATCTGTATCAGTGCCGTTCTTGTCGCGTTGTTGCTATTGCCCGCGACTAGCGCCAGATCCACGCGGCATTTGCCTGCGTGTTGGAAGGTTCCCCTGATCTGGTTTTCACCCGGTACTTCACCCAACCGGGAAACGTCGTGCGGTACTCATAGAGCATCAGGCCGAAGCCATCTCGCACAAGTCAAATTCTTAAGGAGTGGGGAGCCAGCCTCGATCTGCTTTGCCCAGCGGCTTTCTGTGCTGCTGGGATTGATTCTACATATGTATATTAATCTGTCAACAAATGTAGAAATAAAATTGTAGATTTTTTATGATTACTTCTACAATCTCCCCATGCACCCAATTCCGGGCGCAAAAAAGCCCGCGCGGTGCGGGCAGGGGGATCATATGGATAAACGAGGCGAATGGGGTTACGTGCCGCCGGGTGCGAGACTGGTAGATAAGGTTACGTGGCGCGTGATTTGCTTTACGCTTTGCGTTTCATTCTTTGCAAGCTGCGCCACTATTACGCGTCCATATCTCAAAAAGCCGATCACAAAAATGCAAGCATCAGGAACACTCGCAAGAATTGCTAAAGCTAATTGAAGAGTTGTGACTTGCGTCAGGTGCCCACTTAGCAGGATGCCTTGATCCTTTTCGGCCAGACAAAGTACCCTGTTGCATCGACCCTGAAGTCCCCGCGATCTTTAGGATTGGTCTTACTTTCTTTGGGCGGGTCGGCTTGTGGTCGGGCGAGCGCGGATCTAGATAGATAGGCGCTTCTGTCATTACGAATTTTCTTCATATCAATGCTCCCGAAGAAAACGCTTGGTAGATTGCCTGTTCAAAGCGTCCGTACAGTAGTCTTTTATTCTACGCTCCTGCCCTCCATCTTTGAGTTTTTTTGCGATAGACGTCCTATTCTCGTCGAGGTCCAACGAATAAGTCATGTCGTCGACCTTCTTGATCCAACGCCTACCGGGACCGTTCTGAGAATAGCGCCAGTCCAATAACTCACCTTCTATTGAGGCCAAATCGTTCACGATGTCAATCGCAGACTTGTAGCGCAGGCCCACCTCTTGCAGGCATGTCCTAATAACCTTTATCAATGAGTCAGGTATGTGCTCAGGAAAGACGTCATTGCTGGTATTGGGAAACTGCCTATTAATGACAGCGTGCTTGAATGCATGTCTATCAAAGTTGCCATTAACAATGTGTGAGTTGTACTGCGAGTAAAACTCTACGTCCCCCACGCACATCCTAAACAAAATCAATCCGACCTGATAGATGTCGTATCGCTGATCGTAAGCGGCCTGTTGAAACACTTCGGGCGGCACCATCTTCCCGTAAAACATGTCTTGCTCTGCAAGGCCATTCAGACCGAGCGACTTCGCTAGGCCAAAGTCGGCCAACAGGGCCTCGCCCCTTTCGGAAATAAGTATGTTGTCTGGCTTAAGGTCAAAGTGGACTAACTTCTTGGAGTGAATGTGGTGCAGGCCACTAAGAAACTGTGTAGAGATGACCACGATCTGGCGAACGGTCAAGAAGCCATGCTCCATCAACTTTTTCAAGGAGCCGTTGGCGTAATACGGCATCGCGAGATAAATGTGATCTTGATCCTGGCAGGCATAGTGGATGGGCACCACGTTCGAATGCTTACTTGCATAAACATGCCCAGATTCTGAAAAGAATGTAGCAGAGTCAAGTCCGGCCTTGGGAACCTTCTTTATAACAAGACGCGCATTTAGTTGAGGGTCGTGTGCGATAAAAACCTGTGAGTTACGACCTTCTTGGCCTATCTCTTGGTCGAGCTGAAATGCGACATCTGCGATGTTGTATGGTTTAAGCATTGCGAGCCCCCAGCGCCGCGAAAATAGCCTCTCTGGCCTCAGGCTTTAGCTCCCCCCAATTCTCGACCGCATCATATGAAATCTCATTGCTTACGTAGCGCTTGAATTGCTCCCGCGGGAATCCAAGTCGGCGAGAAATGCTTGCGATCTGTCCGACGTAATAGCTCTTGAGACAGCTACTGGCAAAGGCCTCTTGAATCACCCCCTCAATCTCAATTCTTTCTACATTCATCTGCTTCGCTGTGCTTTCGGTTACACGCAGCCCTGCGCTGTCTATCGAATACTCCCGCAGGACATCTAGGATATTGTTTCGAACATACTTGAGCGCATCGGGCGCCGATAGCGCCTTTGGAATCTTTATTGTTTCGACATTAATTATGGCGTTAGCGTCAGCATCGTAGACCGCGAATGTCACCTCTGCGGGCTTAGCCCGAATTCCGATGGTATTCATGCCATCCTTCCTCTCTTTATTGCTCCGGTGTAAATCTGAATCGCATAGCGTAATGAGCTTGTGTCTACGCCGTTGAGACACCCTGCGGACCAGATCACCCAACTGCTGAGGGCCCTAGATCGGGGAAGCCGCAACCTAATGCCTAAATACTCACTCCCTGCGTTAGGAAAAGTGTGTATTGTAAGCAAAATGTTGGATTAGTCGACTTTTCAGGATTTTTGAGGGCGGGCCCTGACTCGCCTTCTAACGGGCTTCCACCCATCACCCCACCAATACGCATCGCTTGGCACTGAGCCTGCTGCGCGCTTGATCAGGTCAGGTCATTGCGCGCCCTGAGCCATCAGTTTTCACTGCGACTATGTCCACGATTGCCCAGATGCCAGTGATGACAAGACCAATAATGAACCACCCTAAGATCAGAGTAATCAATAGTTGGGCGACCCCAGGACCGATCCTGCCAGCATAGAAGTTGTGGATGCCAAAAATGCCAAGAAATAGTGCGATTAGTATGTAGATACCTCTGCTTGTGCCGCTCTGCGTGGCTTGCATTTGAGGTTGAAACTGTGGACTAGGCGCAGGGGGTGGCGCAAGTTGAATGCTTGCATTGATTGGGCATCCGCACTTTGGGCAACTTGTTGCTCTGTCAGAAATTTCATTCTGACATTCTGGGCATGTGATCAGCGCCATGTAATCCTCTTAGCTGGAAATGTTAGTAAATTTATACATTGTAACTGAGAGTCTTTCGAAATTGATCTTGAAGATCAAAACCGCGACTTGATCTTCTTGCGGGCTATCTCGTTGGCTGCGTAGTACATCCAACTCACATCCAGTTCGTCCAGCTCAAGACGCGCCGGGTCGTTGTAGCTTGCTAAAACAATCTTTCCGTTTCGTCTGGATAGCAGTCTTTTCAACAAGGTTCGGCCATCTTCCTGACGCACCAGCACCACATCTTCAAGGTCAATGCTGGTGTTGGGCTCAATCAGGGCAAAGTTTCCATGCTCGTACTTTGGGTACATGCTCGACCCATCGACTTCAATCAAGAATGCCTCCGGATCTGATGAATAGCCCATTACAAATTCATCAATAGCGCCCACGGGTCTGTCTCCATCAGTCCAGATTCTTTCGGGTGCGGGGCTACCTGCACCCTTACCGACTACGTAAATTGGCCTGGCGCGCTCATTGCCAACGTGGATAGCACCTTCGGGTAAAGGTGTTACACGCGAGATAGGGTATGGGACATCGTAATCCACAGATTCATCTATGAGCATCTCGACGGTTAAGCCGAATGCTTTTGCGATTTCTGAAGCGAACTTAGAGGCCTGACTTCCTCGTTTTTCCATGGCATTGAGCGTGCCTTTCTCGACACCGCTTTTTTCGGACAGTTGCTCATAGGTCCAGCCCATTTTTTCGCGGTAATGCTTAATTTGAGATCCAAGCGACATACAACTTCCTTTGTTGCCCGCACTATTAAACAAATGTAGAAAAACAGCAAATACACATGTAGACTTAATCTATCTACATGTGTAGAATTGCTCGCATGACTACAAATCTTCCTGCCATCCAGAAGGCGATAGATCTTGCCGGTGTTGAGGCACTTGCTAGTGTGCTCGGTTTATCTATTCAGGCCATTTACCACTATCGAAGCGGCGCGAGGAAGATTCGTGAAGCTCAGGTTTTTATTGAGCTTGAGAAGCTTAGCAATGGGGTTGTGACTTGCGAGGATATGGCTTCAGGCGTTGACTGGGCCTATTTGCGCAAATCTCGCCCAGAGCTCACCCAGGAGCCCACCAATGCCTAAATCTTCCGGCCAAGCCAAAGGTTACGCAGTGCTCCTGATTGCATGCGCCACAGCCATTTCTGTGCTCTCGTGTGCAAGCGTTCCAGCTGCTCCTGTGTCAGTTCCTCGCGGCGTGTTGGTTCCTGCTTCTTCATCGTCTGCTCCTGGTGTGATTTGTTTCGATGCACGTAGTGTCGCAAGCGCGCCGGTGGAGCTCAATGTCCAAAAAATCGCTGGGAGTACATCGGCATGAACGCACTTGATTCATTGCGCCGCATGGTGGCTGCATACCCTGGTGGCAGGCCTGCGTTGGCCGCGCGCACCGGTAAATCTGACGATGTTTTGCGTAAGGAGCTGGCTGGCTCGCAGTCTCACAAGATGGGGCTGGCCGATGCTGAAGAACTCGCCGCAATGTGCCATGAGCAGGGTGTGAAAGAGGCGTTTGGCCTGGCCACAGTGTTCTCTTTCCGCGCAGGCCATGCCTTTGTAATTCCTGCTGGTGCCGGTGATGCGTCTTGCCATGCCACTGCTTCTACTGCAGTGATTCATGAGGCGGCTGAATACCTCACAGCGGTGACTAAGGCGCGCGCTGACGGGAAGGTCTCGGACAACGACCGCAAAGAGATTCTGAAGGAAATGACCGACCTGATGAGCGCGATTCAAACCGCCTATCAGGCTCTGGCCAATGAGCACGCCCACAGCAATCGCCACCGCGCCGAGGGCGAGGCTTATGCCAATGGGGAGCGCGCAACAGCATGACCCGATTGACACGATTTATTCGCCACCTGTTTGTGCTGCGGTCTTTGCCGCTGGCGCTTTGGGTTGATGCCTACGAACAAGAAGAGATGAAACATGCTTGAGTTAGACAAAATTCGTTTTGACGGGACTACTCAGTCGCGCGTGCAGCTGAATGAAGATACGGTGGCTGAGTACGCCGAAGCTATGCGCGAAGGTGTTGCATTCCCTGCTATCACAGTCTTCTTTGATGGCTCAGACTATTGGCTGGCTGATGGCTTCCATCGTTACCACGCAGCCCGTCATGCTGGCTTAGCCCAGATTCTGGAACATGTCATTCCAGGCACAAAGCGCGAAGCCATCTTGCATAGTCTTGGAGCTAATGCGAACCACGGTTTGCGTCGCACTAACGCTGACAAGCGCAAGGCGGTTGAAACACTGCTGGCAGATGCGGAGTGGGCGACGTGGAGCAATGTTCAGGTGGCGAAGGCTTGTGGCGTTTCTGAGTTTTTAGTCCGCTCTATTCGTGACTCCATCTTCGATAAAAACGAAGATAGACCTATCGATCGCACTGTCACCCGCAACGGCACCACCTACACCCAGAACACGGCCAACATCGGCAAGAAGCCAGAAGCGCAAGTGAATGCTGCTGCGTCACCCGCGCTAGTAGCACCTTCTGCACCAGAACCAATTGAGCAAACATCCGCATCAGACGCTGTTCAAGAGGATGTAGATGAGTACGCACCTGACGCCGAAGAGTTGGCGCTTCTGGAGGCAGAGCACAAGGCTGATCTTCGCCGCATGGAGTTGCTACTCGACTCCGATGAGCCCTTGGCCGCCGTCACTGAGGAAAACAAGAAGCTAACAGCCCAGCTTGCTGCACTGCAGCTGCGGCTCAATAGCCTGCTGAATGAGAAGTCGGCTGCCATCGACCACGCAGAAAAAGCCCAGCGTAAGGCTGACAGGCTTGCTAAAGAGCTGGAAAAACTCAAGACATGGATCTCTGAAAACAACATGGGAGCAATGGCATGACCAGTCTGTTTGCAAGCGCAATGCCTAATTATGACAAGGCCGATTTTGGAACACCGCGTCCATTCCAAACGCCCACAATCGAAGCGATTGCAGAAGGCTTTAGACAGGGACATCGACGCCAGCTGATCATGGCTCCAACCGGAGCAGGCAAGAGCTGGATCGGCCACAAAATTGCCCATTCAGCCCTGGTAAATAACAAGCCTAAGCAAAAACGCGTCATGTTCATTTGTGACCGCGAGACGCTGGTCGAGCAGACCAGCCAAGCAGCAGATGGGTACGGGCTTTCTGATCACGCCATCATCAAGGCGAAACACTGGCGGCGTGACAGAGATATTCCATACCAAATTGCGAGTATGCAGACGCTCACTAGGCGCGACAAATGGCCTGAAGCCGACCTTGTGATCATTGATGAGGCTCACACAATCTATGAGAAATGCTTCGACTACTACCTGAAGTCGGAGGAGGGCTCCAAAGCGTTTGTCATCGGCCTGACAGCGACACCTTTCGTGGCTGGACTCGGTAGCTTTTATACAAACCTGGTTAAGGCGGCCACCATGGACGAGCTGACTAGAGATGGGACGCTGGTGCCTTTGCGCGTGCTGTCTTGCAAACCTATCAATATGGACGGTATTGCCAAGAAAGGCGGCGAATGGACCGCTGAGGATGTTGGCGAACGCGGCATGGAGATTGTCGGAGATGTGGTTGCCGAATGGCACAAGCACGGTGAAAACCGAAAGACCATCGTTTTTGCAGCAACCATTGATCATTGCAAAGAGCTGGCTAGACAGTTCATTGAGTCTGGTGTCGTGGCCGCAACCTATACCAGCAAGACTCCTGATGAAGAAAAAGCCTCTTTGCTCAAAGAGTTTAAGAAGGCTGAATCATCAATTCGCGTGCTGATATCTGTTGAGGCGTTGGCCAAAGGGTTTGACGTGCGCGATGTTGGTTGTGTCGTTGATTGCCGACCGCTGCGCAAGTCTCTTTCCCTGGCGATTCAGATGTGGGGTCGTGGGCTGCGCTCCAGCCCAGAGACCGGCAAAACAGATTGCATCCTGCTTGATCACAGCGGCAACATCGTTCGCTTTTTGGCCGATTACGAGGACTTTTTCTACAACGGCGTGCATTCGCTAGTTGAGGGCGAGCGCCTGGATAAAACACCTCGAAAAGAGCCGGAATTTCGGGAGCCCAAAGGATGCCCTTCGTGTGGCTTCAAGCCATTCGGCAAGCACTGCATGGCGTGCGGCTACGAGTACGTAGCACCTGCACTGGATGCTGCCATCAGCGGAGAGATGAAAGAGGTGGTCATCGGCAAGCAAAAGTTAGCCGATGACAAAAAACACTTATTTGATCAGCTTGTTGCCTACTCAAAGACAAAGCCAAAACTCGTCAAAAAAGAAGGCTTTGTAAAAGCCAAATTCAAAGAATGGACTGGCGATTGGCCAAGCTGGGATTTTTGTAGGGCCAGTGATGTGCCTATCACGCGTGCGGTTAGTGGGCGCATCGCTCATGAATCCATTCGCTTCAACAAGAGGGCGTCTGCGTAATGGACTTCATCCAATTTGGCCGAATCCACGGCTTAGAGATCATCCACGAGAAGCTGTACTCAAGCGAAAAGATTCGCCGGTGCGGCACAACCGACAAACCCAAGAGCCTCAATGGCGCTTACTACTTTGACGGCCAGCGCGGCTGGGTCTGCAACTGGTCCGATGGCGCGCGTGTGGAGTGGTGGAACGACCCAACCGCCAAGCCGTGGACTGATGAAGAGAAGGCCCAGTGGCACGCTCAACGGCAGGCTGCAAAGCGAGAGCAAGAGGCCTCCTATCTGCGGGCCGCACAGCGCGCCGACTTGACCCTTAGGCAGGCCAAGAGCGACAAGCACGCATACCTGCATCGCAAAGGTTTTCCTGATGCGCATGGCCTGGTGCGTGAGGGCGTCTTGCTCACCCCAATGCGCCATGTCCAGACCAATGCACTCCAGGGGCTGCAGCAAATCGAGTGGATTGAGGCTGAGCGCAAATACAAAAAGCGCATGTTCACCGGGATGCGCGCCAAAGCGGCCGTGTTTCGCATGGGTCCTGCCCAGGCAAAAGAAACCTTCCTCTGCGAAGGCTACGCGACAGGGCTATCAATCCATGCCGCATTGCGCTCCATCGGCTCGCAGGCTGCTGTGCTTGTGTGTTTCAGCGCTGTGAACCTGGAGCACGTTGCCAGCCTTACCACTGGCCGCCGGTTTGTCTGCGCCGACAACGACGCCAGCAAGACCGGGCAGGAGGCCGCAGAGGCCACTGGCCTGCCCTGGTGTATGCCCGATGAAGAGGGGCAAGACTTCAACGATTTGCATGTGGCTTCAGGGCTGTTTCCAGTCGTGCGCAAGCTGATGGCTGTACGCCTGCAGCAGGAGGCAGCACACACATAAATCACATCGCCTGCGCCCGAAGCCAGAGAGGTTAGAGCGGTTCTCCAAGCACCGCAGCAGCAGGCAGAGATGGTTGTCGAACCTTAAACGATGGATGCAGGTAGACCGCTCCGAAAGGGCCGCCGTAACTGCATCGAGAGGCTACGGGGGACCATCCCAAGCCAACCCCTCATGAGTGGGCCTTCGGGCTGTGCAGGAACGGGGAGATGGGTCGCTTGATGGCGAGTAATCCTGCAAGCAGCGCAATCATCAAATGGTGCTGTGCGGTTAAGTGTCCGAATCTCGTCCCGTGACAGAAAAAGGCTCCCGCAACTCACTAAGGGGTGCTTTTAAGAGCTCCTCTTGGTGAATGTTGCGGTCTGCGGAACCGATCTGAACCCTGACAGATATTTAAAGAAGGTGATTAGAGATGCAACAGCAATACCTACTGAATACCAAGAAGCGCAAATCCAAAGCGCACTTCTGGAATGGTAAAGACACCGTTTGCAAGATGTGGTCGACCGGTGGCATGAACCAACGGCGTGATGGCTATGTGATCTTGGCAGAGCACCACGGAAAAGAGATTTGCAATATGTGCCGTATCAACGCAGGGAAGCCGAATGAATGAGACAGCAAGCACATGGACCGACAAAGAGGTCGTGACATTTCAAAGACGACACAAGGTTTTCGTTGCGCAGGGGCTGAAGGACGGTGATGCAGAGCAATTGGCCGAGCAAATGCTGGTTCGAGACCGGTGCGGTGAGTTTGATATGCGGGTGTGCCAAGAGTGCGCCAACCTGATCGACAAGAAATGCAAAAACGGGCGGCACCGCTTGTTCATCCTGCACCGGTGCGAAATGTTTGAAGTTCGCGGAAAGGGGCGTTAAGCAAATGACCAAAGACGAAACCACCTATCTGGCCTGCGTAGCCAAGCTTGGCTGCTATGCCTGCCGCGTCTATGGCGGGAACACCACGAAAGCGAAGGCGCGCACCACATCAAGCCCATTTCTAGCGGTGCCGCTATGCGATGAGCATGCCGCCACGCTGCAGAACCAAAGAGCCTGGCGCATGCTGGGCACCACAGAACAGCAAGCATTGGCCGACACAAACCGCCAATTGTTTGCACGCAGATTCAGTAACTTTGAGGGGAAGTAAATGGGACAAGAGAAAGCGCAAAAGCTATTCATGCCGGCCGACTTGAAAGAGGCAGAGGGGTTGATCATCAGCTATGGCCGCTGGGCCAAAGACACTGGCAGGCCGCAGCGGTGCCGTAGTGCAGAGGGCGCGTATGCATCGGAAGAGACTGGCGCTGATGCAGAGGAAGGCAGACTGCCGCCGATGATCCCGACCTGGCAGGCCATGAACATTCAGCGCGCATTGGTGGCGACGCCAGAGAGAGAGCGCAAGGTGCTGCAGATGCACTACGTTTCACACCCACGCCAACACCACGCCGCCATGCGTAAAGCTGGATTCAGCCCGAGAACATGGAACGAGGCTCGGATTCATGGCATGCGAATGTTCTGGAATATTTATCGCTTGCATTTCCAAAAAAATAGTGTATGATCGGCCTCATAGATTTAAGACACTGTGTCACTGAACTGGAGCCGTAAGGGCTCCAGCGTTGTGGAAAAAAGAAAAGCCCAAGTCATCACTGACTGGGCTTTTTTGCTTTGGATGTAAAAACGCACCAGGCAAAGAGGCTGAGGCGTTTGGGGGAGCGATTAAGCTTTTTCTGCTTTAGCTTTACGGCGACGAGACACAAGCCCAGCAGCGCCAATCAAACCGAGGCTACCCAAGGCTAAGGCGGGGATGCCCGCTGCGGGGACAGCGACTGGTTTGGCGGCTGTAGGAGCCCATGGGGCTACATTGGTTGCATTGGTGGTCAGTGCGTATGAGCCAGAGGATAGGTCTGGGCTCCAAGTTGTTGCGACGATTACATATCTTCCGGCAGGGTAATTGCCGCTGATGAGTGCGTTCGGCGCACCCCCTGTGTCGTCAACATATTCAACTGCATTTTGACAGCCCAACGATGGATTGAAGGTGTCGTTATATATGCCGAGGAAGGGATCGTAACCGTCGTTGGCGTAGTCGGTGGACTCCAGCCGCACAGTAAGCTCCCCGCCTGCATGGTCGGCGGTATAGGCAGCATAGCTGTAGAAGGGGCCAACGCCGTTTAATTCGCATTCCTCTCCTGGCTCCTTGGTGTGAGGGCGTTCAAAGAGAGGACTGTTGGAATCTAGAGTGCCAGTGATCACTGTCTGCCCAAAAGCAGCGGTAGAAGAAGCTGCCAGCACAGCGGCGGAGAGTAAGAGTTTGACAAACGGGTGCATATCGAATGGCCTCAAGTTGAAATGTTGCATGAGTGTCAATATGTTTAAATGCAATGTCAATCACTGAAATCAGTTAATTAGAAACCCCTATTTAACCCATACAGCCCCTATCGGAAACGGTCGGGGCTTTTTGTTTGTCTGGAGAAAACATGTCCCAAGCTCGCGCGATCACAGATCACATCATCAACCCAGCCAACGACAAGTTGGTCATCGAGACAATCGATGCGCCCGGTGCTGGCGGCGCAAACCATGCATACCAAGTGCGCGGCTACCACAACAAGGCGGCCGACGAGACTGCGACGGTGATCCGATTTCAGAATGGGCCAATCAATGAAGAAGGCGTGAACGGCCTGACGCAAGAGGTGTTGTTGGCAATCGTTGCTGACCGTCTGCGTAGCTTTCAGGCTGGCCCGTTCTCATGTCGCGAGAATGCATTGGCACTCACCAAGATTGAAGAGGCTATGCACTGGCTGCAGCAGCGCACTATCCGCCGCATGCGTGCCGGTGTTGAAGGAACTCACCAAGTGGCAGAGGGTGAAGGCCAAGCAAAGTAACCGATCAGGTTTTCCCGTCACGGCAAGGGGTTCCCGCTGGTAGCCACAGCAAAAACAAGGAGAGAGAAATGTTTCGAAGTCGTTTGACTGCGTGCGTTGCGGCTGCTATGGCTGCTTGCTCTGCGATTGCCGTGCCGCTGGTGTCTGCATATCGCTGGGTGATGTTCCGTGTGATGGATGCCTGCGCAATCGCCGCGCCCCGCAATGAAGTGCGCCAGACCAAACCCAGCTGGGTAATCAAAGCCCGCGCCTTTGCAGCTTCCCTGATGCGCCGTGAGCGCCCAGTGTTTACGGACTCCTGGCGAATGTGCCCGTCTGTTTGATTGAAGCTGTGTAGCCCTTCACGGAGGGCTCTTTGCAGTGCATCTAGTGGGTGTAGTGCAAAGACAGAGTGCCGGAGTGGCCTAACGGTGACTAGATCAAGAGGACAAGCGGGGCGACTAGAGTCAATGCGCGGGTCTGCAAGGGTTCGAATCCATTTGCAGCCACGCTCTCAGCCTTCACGCCGCTGGTCATATTCTGGATCTTCAAGATGGCGACCGTATTCTCGCCAGTTTGGCATATCTATATCGAGCTGCTTCTGCCACCGCTTAATTAAGCGCGATTCTTCATCACGTACATTGCCTAAAAAGACAATAGAGCTTTTCAGCATGATCATATGCTGCTCTAGGTCTGCATTCATCCTTCCGGGTAATTGAATAAAGTAAAGGTTGGCCTTTTTTTGGATAAGGCTTGCAATATAAGAGTTGCCCCTGCTTCTAGCATGGCAGTAAAGGCGAGATGTCATTCCTCTTTTGGGTGATAAAGAGATGCCTGCGTAATGGGGGTGGAAGTTATCTGGCCAGTTTTCGCCAAGAAACTTGTCATCATCAGTTGGAGGGCTTGGTGCAACCCCATGGGGTGATTCTCCAATCACATACAAGCCAGGTCCGCGAACCGACTGTAGGTAATCGGAAAGGGGAAGTGGGTCGGTCCATTTAACGGTCATTTGCATCAATTGAAAAAATGAAGTGGCCCCGGTCGCTACACCGATTTAGGCCAGGTAGGCCGCCTCTATCAGGGTCCAGTCGTATCCACCCGTTTGCGTGATGTGCTTAACCACAAAAGAGGGATTGGGTTGTTCGCTGAAGGCCACTAATCCAGCTGAGGTTGCCGCGCCTTGATCGCTGAGTGCGATTGAGACTACAAGCCCTCAAGCCTAAGATACAGATAAGCGTGCAGACTGGATTTTATAACTGTCACTGACATTGTGTAGCATATGACTCTTTAAAAGGAGAAGTCATGGACACAATGGGCGTAATCGAAAAGCAGTGGCGACAAGTCAGAAGCGGCGCACAAAAAGTTAATCAAATCCAAAATTCCTATGATGAATTGCTGATTGGTTTGAGTAAGGCGGCTCAAGAAATGGAGAGCGAGCTGGCGGTTAGTGTGAGTGGATCAAGGCAGGCGGCAGCACTCCAGTCAGTGTTTGGTGAAGCTGAAATAAAATTAGCCTGGGCGCCAGGGGATGATGGGATTGAAGGTGTCATTCTCTTCCTCGCAAAAAGCAACTTAAACAATGACAAGCTTGTAATCTTTGAGGCACGTATTCATCCTTGGGATGGTCACTACTTCTTTTTAGGCAATGGGGTAGCTAAGCATAATGATTGGAATTCACTGCCGAATTATTACTACACAATTCTTCAGAATGCACTCTTCAAACAAGTAGAGTTCAGCGCCAAGTAAGAAAACAGATGCAGCAAGCCACTCTTCGGAGTGGTTTTTTAATGGGTGAAAGATGGCGAGACAAAGAACACCAATGCTCTGCAGGCATAGAGGCTGCAACGCCATCCACCGCAACAGCCATGGCTACTGCGATGCCCACCAGCAAGAGAAGGCAGGGTGGATGCGTAAGCCCAAGGGCAGCAGTACCGAGCGCGGTTATGGGTCAGCATGGCGCAGACTGAGGGAGCAAATCCTTCGCCGTGACCTCTACTTGTGCCAGGTGTGCAAGAGAGAGGGAAGGCTAACTGAAGCGACTGAGGTGGACCACATCACAAACAAGTCAGAAGGTGGCACAGATGAGCCGAAGAACCTTCAAGCTATTTGCACCTGCTGCCATAAATCAAAGACTGCTATGGAGGCTGCTAGAGGGCGGCATGGGTCGAGATAGGCGGGGGGGAGGGTCAATCGCTGGGGCGGATCGGTTTGTAGACCGTCTGTTCAAGTCTTTTTTTGTACCCGCGTAATATGAAATTTAACCGGAGGCTGTATGGCTGGAGTTTCAGGACGTTCCGGCCGTCGTCCAAAGCCTACGGCCAAGAAGCTGCTTGCTGGCAACCCTGGCAAGCGCGCAATCAACCAAGATGAGCCTGATTTTGGGCTGGTCCAGTCTATCGACTGCCCATTTTGGATGGGCGACCATGGCCGCGAGCTGTGGGAGACGGTCTGCCCGCTGCTGTGCCGAGAGAAGGTGCTTGAAGCCACCGACGTGCAAAACCTTGAGGTGTACTGCAACGCATACGACCAATTCAGGATTGCGCAAGAAGAGGTCAAAAACAATGGCGTGACTGTGCTGGGCGCCTCTGGCTCTCCGATTAAGAACCCAGCTGTGACCGCTGTGAAAGAGGCCGTCGCGATGATGGCCACATACGGCGGCATGCTGGGCCTAGATCCAGCCAGCCGTCAGCGCATCATCGGTAAGAAACCAGAGGGAGGCGGCAATCCATTTGCCGAGCTATTCAATGCCTAAATATTCCTCTGTTGATGTTGCCAACCGTTTCGCAAAAGATGCAATCGCAGGCAAGGTGCCATGCTGCCGGTACGTTAAGCAGGCGTGTCAGCGCCATTTAGATGATCTGGAGCGCAGCAAAGGGGATGATTTCCCGTATGTGTTTGACCCTAAGGAGGCGCAGCGGAAGATAGCGTTTATCGAGCTGCTGCCGCATACCAAGGGCGAGTGGGGTTTTAAGCGCCAATTGGTCACGCTGGAGCCGTGGCAAAAGTTCGGGCTGGCTTGCACCTTTGGCTGGAAGCGTAAAAGCGATGGCATGCGCCGATTCCGTGAGAGCTATTGGGAGGTTAACCGAAAAAACGGCAAGTCTGTGATTGCGGCCGGCGTCGGCTTGGCCATGTTTGCCATGGACCAAGAGTTTGGCGCTGAGGTGTACTCGGGTGCTACGACTGAAAAGCAAGCGTGGGAGGTGTTTCGGCCTGCACGCCTGATGGTGCAGAGGTCGCCGCTACTGGTGCAAGCCGCAGGCGTTGAGGTGAATGCATCAAACCTAAACAAGCCCTCAGATGGAAGTCGCTTTGAGCCAATCATTGGCAATCCGGGTGACGGCGCTTCGCCTTCGTGCTCCATTGTGGATGAATACCACGAGCATGACAGTGACTCGCTCTACACCACGATGTTGACCGGCATGGGGGCGCGCAAGCAGCCGCTGATGTTCATCATCACCACCGCTGGAGCAAATATCGAAGGCCCATGCTACGACAAGCGCCGCGAAGTAGTGGAAATGCTCGAAGGCACGGTCCCCAACGAGGAGTTGTTTGGCTGGATTTGGACGATTGACGAGGATGACGACTGGAAAGACCCGGCTGTCTTGGCCAAGGCAAACCCCAATATTGGCGTGTCTGTCTACCGGGAGTACCTGGAGAGCCAGCAGCGAAGGGCTATCCAGCAGGCGCGCTTTACCAATACGTTCAAAACCAAGCATTTGGGCTTGTGGGTGACGGCAAAGTCGGGATTTTTCAACGTTGCACAGTGGGATGCACTTAAAGATGAATCATTGACGCTGGAGCAGTTCGAGGGCCAGCCGTGCGTGCTGTCGTTTGACTTGGCGCGCAAGCTGGATATGAACAGTATGGCGCGATTGTTCTGGCGCGATATCGACGGCAGGCGGCATTACTACTCAGTGGCCCCTAAATTTTGGGTGCCTGACGAGACGGTGAGCAACATGGACAACCGGCGCATGGCCGAGCGGTTTCAGAAGTGGGTGAATGCGGGATTGTTGACTCCAACAGATGGCGCAGAGGTGGATTACAGGGAAATTCTGGAAGAGGCCAAAGAAGCCAATAGGCTCAACCCAGTGCAGTGCTCCCCAATTGACCCGCATGGAGCCACCAACCTAAGCCATCACTTGGATGACGAAGGCCTGATGCCAATCACGATCACGCAGAACTACACCAACATGTCCGATCCGATGAAAGAGCTGGAAGCCGCTATTGCTTCGGGACGATTTCATCATGACGGCAACCCGATCATGACCTGGTGCATTGCCAACGTGATTGGCAAGACGTTGCCGGGTAATGACGATGTGGTGAGACCTATTAAGCAGGGCAATGACAACAAGATTGACGGGGCTGTGGCCTTGATCATGGCGGTGGGGCGTGTATTGCTGCCACCAGAACAGGAAAAGGATTACCAGGTGTTTTTCTTATGACAGTGAAACGTGTTTACAGCCAAATCATCGTAAAGTCGATGAGCGAGGACGCCCGTGAAATCACCGGCATCGCCTCAACAATCGCTACTGATCGCGATGGCGACATCGTGGACCCTGGTGGCGCGGAGTTCAAGCTTCCCATTCCCTTGCTTTGGCAGCACGACCGTCACCAGCCAATTGGCGAGGTGACAGCCGCAAAGCTGACCAAGGCAGGCATTGAGATCAAAGCCAAGCTTGTTGCGCCGACTCAGGACATGCCCAGCCAGATGGTGGCGCGGCTCAATGAAGCATGGGCCTCGATCAAGTCGGGGTTGGTGCGCGGGCTTTCTATCGGCTTCACGCCGCTTGAATACTCGTTCTTGGATGGCGGAGGCATGCATTTTGTGCGCTGGGGGTGGTATGAGCTTTCAGCCGTGACTGTCCCTGCAAATCAAGAGGCATCCATCACCTCAATCAAGTCTTTGGATTCTTCGTCACGCGCCGCGTTAGGCATTAAGCGCGATGATGATCCGCATTGCGGGGGAAGCCCCGATTCACCGCCAGGCGTTACTGGCAAAAAGCAACAGCCCGCACCAAGCGGGTTTTTTTACGCCAAAACGAAAGGCAATCAAATGAACGTACAAGAGCAAATCAAGGCTTTGGAAGCTAAGCGCAAAGAGCTGGCTGACGAGCGAGTGACCATCCAAACCAAGGCTGCTGACGAAGGCCGCACCAAAGATGCATCCGAGTCTGAGCGCTTCGGTGAAATCACTGCCGAAATCAAAGCGTTGGACACCGAGCTGGCTGATCTGCGTGAAATGGAAAAAGACCTACAGGCCACAGCAAAGCCGGTGCATGGCAAGTCCCAAGAAGATGCGACCGCATCACGCGGCGGCGCATCTGTGATCAGTGTCAAGCACAACCATGCTGAAAAAGGTTTGGCCATGGCGCAACTGGTGCGCCTGAAGCACCAGTCCGGCAACAACCCTTTCTATGCCGCACAGATCGCCGAGTCGCAAAAAGGCAGCTTGGATCCGCGTGTGGTTGAAATGGTTAAGGCCGCTGTACCTGCTGGCAACACTGGCACGCCAGCATGGGGTGGCGTCTTGGTTGCGCAAGGCGGCGTGATCGGTGATTTCGTTGAATTCCTGCGTCCACAAACAATTTTGGGCAAGTTCGGCCAGGGCGGCATTCCCGCGCTCCGTGGCGTGCCATTCAATGTGCCGCTGGTCGGTCAGGCGACTGGCGGCGCTGGCTACTGGGTTGGCGAGGGCAAGGCTAAACCATTGACCCAGTTTGCATACGGCTCGCAAATTCTGCAGCCGCTCAAAGTTGCCAACATCGCCGTCATCACTGAAGAGCTGTTGAAGCGCGCATCTGTCGCTGCAGACACCATGATCCGTGATCAATTGGTGGCGGCACTGCGTGAGCGCTTGGATACCGACTTTGTGAACCCTGCCAAGGCCGCAGTTGCGAATATCTCGCCAGCTTCGATCACCAATGGTGTGGCTGCAACCGCATCCAGCGGCAACGATGCAGATGCAGTGCGTACGGACGTGCGCGCCATCATGGGCAAGTTCCTGGCCGCCAGCAACGTTCCATCTACCGGTGTTTGGTTGATGGGGTCTGCCACTGCGCTGGCGTTGTCGCTGATGCTCAATCCATTGGGCCAGCCTGAATTCCCAGGCATCACCATGACGGGCGGCACATTCTTGGGCTTGCCTGCCATTGTTTCTGACTATGTGCCTGCTGGCCTGGTGATCTTGGCGAACGCTTCGGATATCTACTTTGCAGACGAAGGTGGCTTTGAAGTTGACCTGTCTCGCGAAGCGTCCTTGGAAATGGATAACGCTCCATCGCATGACAGCAACACGCCAACAGCTGCGACCGGCCTTGTGTCGATGTTCCAGACAAACAGCGTTGCATTCCGTGCTGAGCGTCATTTGAACTGGGCCAAGCGTCGTCCTGGCGCGGTTCAGGTGCTGACCGGCGTCAATTGGGGTGTGCCTGCTGCTGGTGGCGGTGAATAAACAGTAGCTTGGTTTAAGGGGCTGGCCGATGTGCCGGCCCTTTTTGCAAAGCATCTGAAAGGAAAGCCATGAAGGTTGTCTTCAAACACAAGTCAGGCCGATCTGAGCTGATGAATCAGCGAGAGGCGGATATTCTGCAAAAGCTCAAACGCGGCACATATCAGACCAAAGACATGCAGGCGCGGCCTGTGACTCAGGAGGCAGGGTCAGTTCAGCATGGCGCAACAGACGAGCCAATCAAAAAGCAGACACGCAAGCGTCAAGCAGATAAGGGAACGCCAGAATGAATTTCATTAGCCGCGCATATCGGTCAGTACGCAAGGCCATGAGTCCGGTCGGCGGTGGGCGCGGCTGGTGGCCAATGGTTCGTGAGGCATTTGCAGGTGCATGGCAGCGCAACCAAGAGCTGCAACACATGGACCTCTTGGCTTCGCCTATTGTCTATTCCTGCATTACCTTGATTGCCAATGATATAGGTAAGCTGCGCGTGAAGATCGTCGCTAAAGACTCGCAGGGAATTTGGGTAGAGGTGGCCGAAGACAATGGGGTAAAGCCAGTGCTGCGCACCCCTAACCGTTTTCAAAATCACATCCAGTTCAAGCAGTGGTGGCTCATGTCAAAACTGCGGTTTGGCAATGTATACGCTCTCAAAGAGCGCGATTCAAAGGGCAAGGTCAAGGCGCTGTATGTGCTCGACCCAACATTGGTGACGCCGCTGGTTTCCGATGACGGATCGATTTTTTACCAGCTGGGCCAAGACAACTTGGCAGGATTGCGCACCGGGGGCACTGTGGTTCCGGCGAGCGAGATCATTCACGATCGTATGAACTGCCTGTACCACCCGTTGGTTGGAATTTCGCCTTTGTATGCAGCTGCTATTGCTGCGGGCATTGGCATCAAGATTCAGGACAACACACTTCGATTCTTTGCCAATAGCGCCCAGCCGGGTGGCATCCTTGTGGCCCCTGGCAAGATCACCCCGGAAAACGCCAAAGAGATCAAGGAAGCGTGGGATACCGGCTACTCGGGTTCAAATGCAGGTCGAGTGGCTGTGCTGGGCGAGGGCATGAAATTCGAGCCTATGAGTCGCACGGCTGTGGACTCCCAGCTGATCGAGACGCTGCGATGGTCGGACGAGCGCATTTGCTCGGTCTTCCATGTGCCAGGCTACAAAGTTGGCGTTGGTGCAGCGCCAAGCCACAACAACATCGAGGCGCTGGACCGTGCTTATTACTCGGACTGCTTGCAATCGCCTATTGAAGAGATGGAGGCTTGCTTGGACGCTGGCCTAGGCTTCGATGGCGAGACAAAGGGTGTCGAGCTCGACCTCGATGGTTTGATGCGCATGGATAGCAAGACCCAGATGGAGACGCTGAAGGCTGGTATTGATGGATCAATCCTTGCGGTGAATGATGCGCGCAAGCGTGTAAATCTTCCGCCGCTGGCTGGTGGCGAAACTGTCTACATGCAGCAGCAGGATTACCCGCTTGACCAAGTTCGACTGAACCGCATCGACCAGGCTGAAAGCGTTCCGGCAATTGCCCAAATGAGCGAGGCAGACAGTCAGGCGTTAGCAGAGGCAAAAGCGCTGCTAGCCACACAAAAGGCCATTCAGGCTGCACGAGAAAAGGTAATGACCCATGTTTAATCCTGATGAGTTTGGCGAGGCCATGGGGCAGTTGGTATTGGATGCTGTTCGGCCTCTGAAGGCGGAGATTGAAGAGCTAAGAAAACAGCTAGCCGAAGCAAAGCAGACAGTCGCCACGCAGGCATTCGTGCGGGAACAGATCAAAGCGCTGCCTGTGCCAAAGGATGGCGCGCCGGGGCAAGATGGAAAAGCGGTGAGCATCGAAGAGGTCGATAAGCTGGTTGAGGCGCGAGTTAAGGCCGCCATTGCTGCCATGCCTGCACCAAAAGACGGCGCTGACGGCAAGGACGGCGCTCCAGGTCAAGACGGCAAAACCGTGACCCTGGAGGAAATCGATTCTTTGGTGGCAGAAAAGTCTGCGCGTTGGGAGTTGGATTTCGAGCGCCGGGCTGCGGCAACCTTGGAAAAGGCAATTGACCGCATGCCAAAACCGAAGGATGGCACAGACGGAAAGGATGGACGCGACGGTGTTGATGGACTTGGCTTCGATGACCTGCAGGCCGAGTACGACGGCGAGCGTGGTATCACTTTGAAGTTCACTAAAGACGATCGGGTGAAGTCGATTGCACTGGCTATGCCCGTTGTGATTGATCGCGGCGTCTACAAAGAGGGTGCGGACTATGTAACAGGTGACGGCGTTACCTGGGGCGGCTCTTACTGGATCGCCCAACAGGCGACCAAGGCTAAGCCAGATTCGCAAAACAGCGGATTCCGCCTTGCAGTGAAAAAGGGCCGCGACGGTAAAGATGGCCGCAACGGCATCGATAAAACCGCGCCGGTGAAGGTCAAGGAGTGAATATGGAAATTGTGACAATCGACCAAGCCAGAGAGCATTTGCGTGCCGATGCGGATGATGAGGATGACGCGGACCTGCAAATCAAAATCAATGCAGCCACTGAGGCAGTGCTGGACTACATCACTGCTCCGATCTGGGAGCCGGCGCGTAGCGAGGACGGCCGACCAGTCAAAGGCGGTGACGGCATTGAGGTTCCAGCTACAGATGCCGATGGAAAAAAGATCGTTCGCGCTACTGTGCGCCACGCCATCTTGCTGACGGTTGGCTACTTCTACAGGGAGCGCAACGGCTCACAGGAGCATCGTGTGAATGATCAGAATGGATACGGTTATGCGCTGCCCCAGTCGGCCACGGCTTTGCTGTATTCACTCAGAAAGCCGACGGTGGTGTGATGGAGGCTGGAAAACTCAATCGCCGCATCACGATCCAGACGCGGCGGCAAGGCCATGATGCCGCAGGCCAGCCACTGGATGGCTGGGGCAATGACCTCAAGTTGTGGGCGTGGGTCAAAGCGCCCACCGGCAGCGGCATGGCAAATGCACAAGAGGGCGTGGCGCGCTCGATCACTTCGTACTCAATCCGCGTGCGGTACAGGCCGAGTCTGGATAACAGCATGCGCGTGCTGTTGAAAGGAGTGGCCTATGACGTGCGCCTAGTCTCTCACGACCACGCTGGCCGAGAATGGACTGACCTGCTGTGTGAAGTGGGAGGCAACGATGGCTAAAACCGGACTTTCGTTCGATGTAGCTGGCGCACTAAAAGGGATTGATGCTTTTGCGGTCCAGCTCAAGGGGCACCTGCCGCGATCCATGGCTGTCGCCGGTGGGCAGGTCGTGCGCGATGAAGCGAAAAAAAGAGCGCCCAAGCAATCAGGCCTGTTGGCCAGCAGCATTTATGTGGCCTATGCCGATAAGCGGTCCCAACCAAAAGATGGGTTGGCGATCTATTCGGTTGCGTGGAATGCAAAAACGGCACCGCATGGGCATTTGATCGAGTTTGGTCACTGGCGCTACAACAAGCAGGCGGAAAACGGGCGCTACATGAAGTCAAAGCGGCCAGGTGTGCGTCGCGGCAAGGGGGCGCAGGACCATAGCGGGCCAGGCGCGCTGGAAAAGCCTGTATGGGTGCCAGCCAACCCGTTCATGCGGCCGGCTTACGACGCGATAGCCCAAACCTCGGTGCAGGCCATGCTAGATCGCGGCCAAGTGCGCCTGGCTGAGATCATGAAGGCAGTGGCAGATGGCAAAGACTGGACAGCAAAGGACTCAGCATGACCATTGAAACAGAACTGTTTGCGCTGCTGGGGTCGCTTGTTGACGGCCGGTGCCATCCCGACACCACGCCAGATACGCCTGTGTTCCCCTGCATCGTCTATCAGAGCGTGGGCGGCCAGGCATATGACTACGTGGAGCGCAAGCCGCCCGACAGTGAGAATTACCGCATTCAGATTATTTGCTGGACGAAGCGGCGCGCAGAAACCACTGCCTTGGCCCTGCTGGTGCGGCAAAAAATCATTGAGGCTGGTCATGCATTCAAGTCAGCCAAAACACTTGGCCAAGCCGTGAGTCAGTACGAGGAACCACTCAAGCTGTACGGCAGCCGCCAAGACTTCAGCATCTGGCTCAAAGTCAGGTAACACCAACAAGAGCCGTAAAGGCCAAATTCAGCCCGCCATCGAGCGGGTTTTTTATTGTGTAAACGAAAGGACTGAGATGAACAAATTTACACCATTGGTTGAAATTATTGATGGCGAGCCGCTTGCCTCCACGCTTGTGATTGCCAAGGGGATGAAGGCACAGCATGCCAGCACAATAAAGCTGGTGCGCAGATACCAAGCAAGGCTTGAGCGATTTGGCTTGGTCAGATTTGAAATCCAACCAAGATCGCCAGGCAAGCATGGAGGCGGCGACGCTGAATATGCGTACCTGAATGAACGTCAATCTGCGTTCGTTATTTCCTTGATGCGAAACAGCAATTCTGTTGTGGACTTTAAGGAAAACTTGATCTATGAATTCTTCCGCATGCGTGATGCGCTTTCGCAGCGGACACACAATCTATGGCAGCAGCTGCAGGCTGCGATTGCTGAGGAAGTGGAGTCAAAGGTAAAAGCCACCTTCGGATCGCGCTTGATGTTGGATCGCAAGCGTGAGAAACCTTTGCTTGAGGGGCGCATCATGAAACTCGAAAACGAAATTCAGCCAACCCTACCGCTGCACTAATTACCACACAGTCCTTTCGTGGTTGCCCGCCTTGTGCGGGTTTTTTATTTCCGCATCACCGCCAACGTGAAAGCCGAGGCGGTTTTTTTGTGCCCATTCCGGGCGAATCTCAGCCACCCATGCGGTGGCGTTTTCAATTGAAAGGGCCACAAAATGGCAGTAACCTTCCCTGACGGCTCCGTAGTGGGCTTTGCAACAACCATCAGTGCCGCTCAAGCCTTCAGCGACGGCACAAACGCCGACCCGTTGGATATTACGGCTACAGGCCTGACTGAAGGCAGTGTAATTGCCGTCACCAGCGCAAAATGGCCCGGCTTGGTCAACATTGCAACTGAAGTGGGCGCGGTTGACGCCGGTGTTGCTGAACTGCTTGGCATCGATACCAGCGACACAACACTGTATGTCCCAGGCAATGGCGCTGGCCAGCTGGTGGTCGCATCCAACTTTGTCGACTTTTCACAGCAAGGCGAACTGACGCCATCTGGCGGTGAGCCGCAGACCTATAACGGCAAGTACCTGGAAAACCCGCTGGGCCAAGAGTTTCAGATTCCGATTGGCCAGACTGCGCGCAGTTCTGCGCTGACGCTGGACTATGACAAAGAGTTGCCTTGGTACAAAGCGGCCAAAGCGCAATCGCGCAAGCGTCAGCCGACCGTGATCCGCATCACTTTGCCCAACGGCGATGCCATCTATGAGTGGGGCTATCTGCACTTCAATGGCAGCTTGCCGCTGACCTCTGGCCAACCGATCAAGAACACGGCCACCTTCTATTTCCAGAGCGCGGAAGGCACGCTGGTGGCTCGGGCGTAAGTCAGCCAACACCAACACCAACACAACGGCACCCATGCGGTGCCGTTTTCCATTCTATTCACCGAAAGAACACCATGGCCATTAAAAAAGGCAACGCACCAAAAACCATCCCTGCAAAATTGACGATCAAAGGCCAGGGAGAAACAAACGCACTCAACCTGACTTATCGCAATCTCAAGTCCACTGAATTCAAAGACTTTGTGGAGAGTTTGCAGGGGAAAAAAGATCCGTTCTATCCATCGGTTGCAGTGCATATCGTTGCCGAATGGGATACCGACTACTCTTTGTCGATTGAAGGCATGCAAGAGCTGGAAGATGAACGCCCGGGCACGCTGCGAGCAATCATTGAAGGCTTCCACAAATCCCGCCAGTTCGCACTGGAAAAAAACTGAAAGAGGCAGTCGGCGCGATGCTTTGGCGCAGGCCGACTGCCGAGGATTTGCGGGGAACTGGGCTGCGACCCAGTCATTACCAAGAGCCGATGGTGGAGTGTTGGCCCGACATTTGGCCCGCACTCATGCTGTATCACGACAATCGCACTCAGACCATACCGGGCTTTAACGGGCCTACTGGTCTGAACTACCTTGTGTTCAATAGTGAGCTTGACCGCATGGGCTTACAGGGCGATGAGCGTGAGGAAATCATGGGGCATGTGCGCATCATCGAGGCCGAAATGCTTAACAAGCACTACAAGGACTTGGAAGCGCAGCAGGCGAAGAAGTAGACCGCTTGTTTGCACGCCTTACCTCTGGCTCAAGTGTTGGATTTTTGGCTGGGAGTATGGCGGTGCATCGGCTGTCTTTTTGGCCGGTCTTCGGGTCCATGCCTGACAAAATGCGCCGAATTGCGATCACGTCATGGAAATTCGGGCTTGTCATCGGATGAAATACGCGGCCCAAAGAGGTGAGGCGATCTTCAAGCTCTTGAGCAAACGAGATTGGCAATGCGCTGTGGCCGCTGCGATGGACAAAATCAAGGCCTGCTTTTCTGAGAACTGCATTGACCAGTGGCATGAACACTTCGACAGGGTAGGTATTGGATTGTTGTACGCGGCTTGTCAGGCGTTCGATGATGCTGCCGATGGAGTCGCGCCGGATGGACTCGGCAGTTTCGTCAATCGCCAACTCCTGCTGCTGCCCGACTTTGTAGGAGCCGGTCTTGCGGATTGAGGGCAGGACTTCGCCATAGACCCACATTTGAAACGGCAAGGCCTTGGGCTTGTCGCTACGACCAAGGAAGAAATACAAGCCTTGCTCTTGGAGAAATAGGGCGCTTTGAGTGCCGCCAAGGGTGTGAATCGGTTTCACACCCTTCCAAATCTCAGGGATATGGGCGCAAACTTTGGATGAGCGGCTGGTGGCCGCATAGTCCAGGGCATTCATAACGTCGCCAGCGTGAAACCAAGTGCTGTCACCGTCCTGAATCAAGCGCACGAGGTGATCATCAAAGTGAAAATTTGATGAGGTGATAGAATTTGACATGAAGATTCCTTCGGTAAGAGGTTGGGATTTTTCATTAGAAGCCTCAACCGTTGGCGCGGTTGGGGCTTCGCCTTTTGTGCTTACGGCTTCTTGCATTGCGTTTCCTGTTGATGTTTGGCCTGTTCGATCAGGTTGTTGATGAACCAATTGGCAGAGCGGTCTATTTGTTCAGCTTGTTGCTTCACCCATTCCATAGTGTCTGGTTTGTTTGGGCGGAATGGGAATGTCGTTCTAGTTTGACGGTGTGTCATCGCTATCCTTTCGTTTGGTGTCGAGGTGATTCTGTTTGATATCCATGTGGATGTCAAATAGATTCTTTGAAAAGATTCCTTTTGATAGCCACAATTGCGTCCATGAGCAGCAGCAGACACCAATTACCGTCCTATCCATTGCGCATGGAGGAGGAGCTACGCGAAAAGATAGCAGCAGCAGCCAAAGCATCTGGCCGCAGTATGAATGCAGAGATCGTGGCGCGGCTGGAGGCGGCGTTTAGAACTAACGACCTTCAAAAGATCAATGAAGAGTCGTTTGCGGCTCTTGCCAAGGAGTTGGCTGAAATAAGAGGATCGCTGCCAGAAAACATGATCCAAAAAAATGAGGCGATATCGCACCTTGTTCATGAGGGAATGGTTAGTACAGGGCTTGGATTTAATGATGCTCTTTTTCTTCTCGCTTCAAAGGGGTTGGCAAGTTTAAATAATGCACCTGTAGTAATAATCCAAACGGCAAGAGGTGCAACTGCTGGAGAGGTGAGAGATCTTATTATGGAGGTTAATAAAAATGCGGAGGATGATGCGCATGTTTTTTATTTGACTGGCGATATTAAAGAAACAAAAGCAATGAAGTAGTTTTTGGAGTGCTGATGATTGGTTTTTATATATCGTTGGTTTTTGTTTTTTTGGTGGCTTGCGCGTATCTTTGGCCTTCAAATAAAGAGGAGAAGCTCCGATATGATCGGCTGAAATATAAAAGGCGATATGGGGGCAGAAAACTTCCGCCAGATGAGCTTAAGGAATATGAACGGTTAAGTGTTAAATATTGGTGGCGATGATGTGTTTTTATAATTAAAGTAATGAGATGTTATGCAAAGAGTGGCATTGATAGTCATCGTTTTTTTATTGGTTGGTTGCGATTTTAATTTAGGGAAAAATTGCGCGAGCCCTCATGATGCGTATGCAGCGGCGAATCGTTTTATTCGTAGCGAGCTACAAACCACAGCCTCTTATCAGTTGGCTTCTTACTCAAAGTCAAAAGTCGATGAGTACGCAAGATGCAGGTTTAGTGTAGAGACGGTGATTGAGTCAATTAATGGTGGTGGTGTTTATCTTGAAGAGAATGCCATTATAAAAATTGAGTACAGTAAAAATTTAGGTGGTTGGCGTCTAATAGAAATAGACGTCAAATAAGAGGATCAACGAGCGCCAAAATGGCGCTTTTATTTTGCCCGCACGGTTTGCGCCTTGCGGGCTTTTTTGTGGGCGAAATATGGCAGAAGATCAAGTAGTCGGCACAGCACGGGTTGACATTGTTGTTGGGGCTGATGGCGTTGAGGTTGGAACCAATAAGGCCAAAAATTTCATCAAATCCATGTCGCAGGAGGCTCAGGCCGAATATCAGAAGCTGACCCGCAGCGAGAAAAACCGATATGACGCGCTCCTGAAAAATGCCGACCAACTGGGCATGACGCGCTCTCAGCAGCTTGCCTATAACGCTACCTTAAAGACCAGTGGCGCACTTCACGACGAGGTAATCAAGCGCATCCGCGCCCATGAAGCTGCGCAAGTCAGCGACAACGCAGCACTGGACATGGGTTACCGCAGCCACAAGCAGCTCCAACAGGCAATGCGCGGTACGCCAGCGCAAATCAGCGATATTGTGGTGTCGTTGCAGGGCGGACAGCGCCCTATGACCGTGTTTTTGCAGCAGGGCCTGCAATTGCGCGACATGTTCGGCTCATGGAAGCAGGTTGCTGCAGGCGCGGGATCTGCGGTGGTTGGAATGGTTAACCCCATGACGATTGCCGCGACTGCGGTTGGGGTGCTTTTTGCTGCTTGGCACTCGGGTCAAAAAGAGGCTCAGGCTTTCAATAAAGCCATTGTCATGTCGGGGAATGTGGCCGGATTGAGTGCCGGTGAGCTGCAGACAATGGCTCGCCAGGTTGGCGAAATCACAGGAACGCAGCGCGAGGCATCTGCCGTGCTGGCCCAAATGGCAGGCTCGGCTAACATCGCCAAAGAGGGCATGGTGGGCTATGCAGAAACTGCCATCAACCTGAATCGCTTGGTGGGCAAATCCGTCGAGGAAACCATTGGTGACTTTGAGTCACTGGGCAAGTCACCCGTTGAGGCTTCGCAGAAACTCAATGAGCAGTATGGCTATCTGACCTTTGCTGTTTACGAGCAAATCAAGGCTTTGGAAGAGCAGGGGCGCACCGACGAAGCGGCAGAGCTTGCACAGCAGGCCTACAAAAAAGCGATGGATGAGCGAACCGCCTCATTGGAAGCAAACCTTGGCGTCCTGGAGAAAGCGTGGGCTGGGGTCGCCGGAGTTGCGTCTAAGGCGTGGGACAACATGCTCGGACTCGGGCGTGAGAAATCAATCGAGCAAGCGATTGCGGAAGCAAGGGCAACAATAGCCTCCCTTCAATCAGCGCCATCCTCAACTGGTATTTCAGAGATTGACAATTTCCTTCCAGCGACAAACAACCAAGGAGCAATTGCTGATCAAGAGCTGCAGATCAAACGATTAGAGTACACCAAGGACGCTCTTGATTCTCTGAATGATGCAGCCGCCGAGGGCGTTAGGCTTGAAAATGAACGCATCACTGCAAGCGCTACTTGGGCGGCGGCGGCTCCCGAGGACGCCAAGAAGCGCAAGAAACTTCAGGACGAAGAAAATGAATTGCGCCGCGCAGGTATTGCCTTGGGCAAGGATGAAAAGGCCATTGAGGAGCAAATCGCGTCACTGCGCGCAAACAGGCAGTCTAAAACTGGCGGCGGTGGCGGACGCTCTGCTGGTGACGCTGAGCTGGCATCTATCCGTGCCCGTATTGCAGCACAAGACGAGCTGCTTGAGCGCCTGAAAATCCACGGCACAGAGACACAAAAGCTGACAGAAGGCGAACGCATCGTCCTGAAGCTGCAAGAGGACTTGACCGGCAAGCTGACGTCACGCCAGCGCGCAACCAAAGAGCTGGCCTTGGAAGAGGCTAAGCGGCTAGTCACAGCAGAGAAGGCCACGCAAGCGGAGGAAGACCGCCTCAAGCGCGAGCAGGCATTCACGAAAGAGATTGATGAGTCACGCAAGGCGCGTCAGAAGCAAGTGGAGGAGATGCTGAAGTCCGTCGAGCAGATGGATAAGAGCAACACCACGTTGCGGGAAGAGATTGAGTTAATCGGCAAGTCGCGTCAAGAGCAAGCCAGGATACTAATTGGTCGTGAACAGCAGCGCCTAGCTGTTGCTGAGTTGCGTCTTGCTGAACTGCAGCGCGCAGCAGATCTTGGCCAGTCAACCACGCAAGAGTTGTATGCCCAACAGCAAATTGTCGACAAAATCCGTGAGCGCATCGCTTTACTTGAAAACAAGGATTTTGCTGAAGGCAATGCCGAGGCCGCCAAGTTAATCGCCAGCCAATGGGACAAGACTGCCAAGACAATCGGCGACACGCTCAACGATTACATCATTGGCGGCGGTAAAAGTGCTGCTGAGTATCTGGAGAGGCTATTCGCTGCTTTAGTGTTGCGACCCATTGTTGAGGCTGGCGTGGGCTCTGTCATGGGGCTTTTCGGCGGCGGCCAAGGGGCTGCAGCTCAATCCGGCGGCTTTTGGGGTGGACTTGGTAACTCTGGCGGCGGCTTCACAAACTGGAGCGGCTGGGGTGGGAATGCCGCTAGAGGTTTCGGCAACCTTGGATTTGGCTTGTACGAAAACGGCTATGAGTCTGCAGGCAATGCCCTAATGGGTTTGAGCGACTCAATCCGCGACTTTGACACATGGCTGCAGGATATTCCGGGCTTTCAAGGCGGGATCGGCTCAGCTGCAGGCTATGCGGGCGCGATATTCCAGTTGTTCCAGGGCAACTACGGCTCTGGCATTGGCTCGGCAATTGGTACTGCGATCATGCCCGGCATCGGCACGATGCTGGGTGGGTTGCTCGGCGGATGGATTGATGGGCTGGATGGGTCGGGGGATGTGCACCGCGGAGGAACGGGTCATTACTTCAGCGGCAATTCAGAAAACTACCAGTCTGGCCCACAGTCCCATTACGACGCAACCGTGGGGGGCGCACTAGAAGGCCTGGCCCTTGGCGTTGGCGCTAGCTTTGACAAATTCCTCTCGGATTTTGGCCTAGAGGGTCGCGCTCAAGTTTTCACCGGCTGGTCTGATGACTTCGACGGCGAAGGCGGGTCATGGGGCGATCTGCGGATCAATATCCAGAACGCGCAAGGGGAGTGGGAAGAGCTGATCAATTGGGCGTCGGAGCCTTGGGATAGCAAATGGTCGCCGCGTGAGTTTGCGCCGATGGAGGAGGGCTGGGCTGAGTACGTCACAGCAGTTGCGCAGTCATACGTAGAGGCGCTGCAAGGCTTGGATTTGCCAGATTGGGCAAGCGGATTGCTTGGCCAGGTTGGCGATGACGCTTCTTTAGAGCAGATCAATGCGGTTCTTGGGCAGCTTGCGGCCATGCGCGAGACGCTGGCGGGCTGGCAAACCTACCTTGTCGAGTTCGGCAATGTGGGTGACGCGGCATTCGGCGCACTGCTGGAAAGCATGGGCGGCTTTGAAAACCTGTCGTCCGGCGTTGCCGCGTTCGTGGACTTGTTCTACAGCGACGCTGAAAAGCTGGAAATGTCGCAAAAGCAGATCGCAGAGCAGCTTGCGAAGTTTGATCTGAAGATGCCGATGCTTGATCTCAGTGATGAGACGATGGACACGGCTGAGGAGGTCAAAGCAGCCTGGCGCGCCATGGTCGAAGAAGCGCTTGCGGCTGGGGAAGAGGGCGCAGAGCTGGCAGCGATGCTGCTGAATCTGGGGCCAGCGTTCGCGCAGACAACGGATGCAGCTGAAGCTGCGGCGCAGGCAGAAGCAGAGCTGGCACAGGCCCGCATCGATGAGCAGCAGCGAGTCATTGACGCGCTCTACAGCGACGCGGGCATTAGCGGCGACACGATCGCACAGATTCTGCGCGACGGGATGCTGGGCCGGTTGACGCAAGATGACGTGGGCGCTCAGTTGTCGGCCCACATCATCGACGGCATCTACAACAGTATTGCGGGTGGTTTTGCGCAGCAGATCACAGACACTTTTACGAGTGGAATCATTACGCCACTGCTGCAAGCTGCGGCTACTGGCTCTGCAATGTCTGGCGTGGTGTCGCAGGCCTCGATTGACGCTGTTGTGGGGCAGGCTCGTGCATCTGTTGCTGCTTTGCAGGCGATCTTGGATGACCCCGCTTTGCAGGCGGCGATAGCTGCTATCAATTCAACAATCAAAGACCTGAATGTTGGATCGGTAGCTGTGCCAAAACCTGTCGCTCGCCCAAGTTACAGCGGCGGTTACAGCGGCGGGTCGTCGATCAAGTCTCAAGCAAACGAGATGATCAGCGCATGGGAGTCTGTCTATAACGCGATTCTTGGCTCTATGGAGGATTTGCGCGACACGATTCTTGGTACGACGCAAGACTCGGGCAACAGCTTCTACGAAGCGCAGTTTGCAATGCTCACGGCTCAGGCCAGGGCGGGCGATAAGGATGCCGCTGAGAAGCTGCCCGAACTGGTGGACAAGCTGGCCGAATACGCAAAAGGCAATAGCGCGTCTTTGTTTGACCAAAACTCAAGCATAGCGGGCTACATCAAGTCGCTTGAAGACACGCAGAAGTACATCGCGGGCTTCTATCAAAAAGCAGGCGGGAAACTGTCCGATCTGGAGGCATGGGACACGCAAAGCGTTTATCAAGCCGCTGACATGAAGCCTGTGAATGTGCCGGCCAAGGTGATTCCTACGGTTGACAACAGCGCGATGCTCAACTCTCTGAATAGCAGTAGTGGCAACACTGCGTTGCTGGCTGAGATGCGGGCTATGCGCACGGAGCTGGCTGCGGTGAAGGCGGAGCTGGCAGCAGCGCGCTCAAGCGCAGAAGACACTGCGGCAAACACGCGCAACATCAGCCGAACGCTAGATGAAGTGACAAATGGGGGTGATGCAATGATTACAAGGGAGGCTACAGCATGATTGTTTATCCGCCGATTGACATAGATCAAGCGCGGTTTGTAGCGTCTTCAGTGCCAGAGCCAGACGTGGCCAATGGTGAGCAAGTTTGGTCTTCTGGGCAGACTTATGCGCTGGGCGATTCTGTAATTCGGCTTGAGACGCACAAGCGCTACCAGGCGCTGGTCGCTATAGAAGCTGGGGACACGGCCACGCCGGAATCCTCGCCGCTCAAGTGGCAAGACATGGGCGCGACCAACCNTGGGCCAGGCAGGCGAGTCCTTGATGTTTCGCGTCAAACCAGGTTCTCGTATTGACTCTGTGGCCCTGGTCGGCATGGAGGCCAGTAACGCCACGATACGCATCTATCAAGACGGAGTGCTGCAAGTCACGCGCACAGTCAGCTTGACAAAGCGGGTTGTGCGGAACTGGTTCGATTACTTCTTCAACGACTTCACATACCAGACCGACACGATCTTCTCTGATCTGCCGATGTACTCGAATGCTGAAGTTGAAGTCGAGCTGGGCTACGGGGATGTTGCGCCATCGATCAAAGCGCTTGTGGTGTGCCGCAAGGTGAATCTGGGCAAGACGATTGTTGATCCGAGCGTGAGCGGCGCGAACTACTCTCGCATCGTGCGCGATGACGAGTACGGGAATGTGGCCCGAATCGTAGAGCGGCGCTTTGTGCCGACGACAAAGCAAAAGCTGCACGTCGAGGACAGCAGGGATGCAGATCAAATCCGAGAGACGCTGATCTCAATCAGATCAAGGCCCGCACTTTTCAGCGGCTTAGACGACCAGACGAGCAACCCATGGTTCTCGTCTTTTTTAATTTATGGACTGCTCAAAGACTGGACGCTGACAGCGCCCAGCATCAATTACGGCAGCTTGAGCATTGACCTGGAGGAGTTATGACAGACATTGTTGATGTGCCGGATATTCCGGTTTTGCCCACGCCGCCAAGCACAAACGATCCGCAGAACTTCTCACCACGCGCTGACGGATTTTTGGGGATTTTGCCCGAGTGGTCGGACGGTTTGGATGGCGTGGCCGAATCAGCAAAGACAAACGCCACTGCAGCCAATGAACGTGCGGTAGCGGCTGCAGCTTCTGCTGCGACAGCCAGCACCAAGGCGAACGAGGCGGCTGCATCTGCAGAGCTGGCAAAGAACGCGCCTACGACTTACGGCACGACCGCGCAGGCACTGAATATCGGGGCAGGGGCTAAGAGTCTGACTGTAGAGACAGGGCGGGCCTTCATGTCCGGCCAGGCTGTCGTGTTGGCGGCGGCTGCAAACCCGATCAATCAGCGCATGTACGGCATCGTGACTGCGTACAACGCGGCCACCGGCGCTCTATCTGTGACCGTGAGCGCATTTACAGGCTCTGGCAGCGTGATAGGCTGGACGGTGACGCTTGGCAATGCTCCTGCTCAGGGTGGCTTAGCTGTGCTGAATGTGGCAGCAAACGCCAACGCGGCGGCGGGCGTTTATCACGTCATCACAGCCGCAGGCGTGACGCTAACTATGCCCGCAGCGCCGGAGGTTGGCGACGAAATTGGTTTCTGCAACGCATCAAGCGGAGAAGCCACGGTGAACTGGAGCGGTAAGACAGTCAAAGGCACAGCGCCGAGTCCGCAGGCAATGATCGTGCCCCGCTACGGCGCGGCGGTTGTGAAATTTAACGGGAGCACATGGGCATGAGTGATTTTTATACGTTGCTTGGGGGTAGCAAGCCGCTCGCACTCTGGGTGAGTGGTACGACATACAGAATCGGAGACTATGTTGTCAGCCCGTTGTCGTCCCATGTCTACATGCGGAAAACAAACGGCGCTGGGACGACAGACCCAGCGAACGATAAGACGAACTGGCGTCTGATTGGTGCTGGGGGTGTGCGGTCTGTGCAGAAGGGGCAAGCACGTATGAGTAACTCTGGGGTAACTACGTCAACTAATGTCGAAATATCTCCTGTTATTCCCAACGCTTGCATTGTTTCAGTAGTGAGGCTTACGCCCTACATAGATACTGCCTATTCAAACTACACACTATCTGGAAGCACGCTAGTAATCACCAAGACATCAAGCGCAGAAAGTGATTTCTCATGGGAAATAATTGAATACTGGAGTTAATCATGCGATATGCACAAATAGACGAATCTGGGTTTTGCTTTGCAGTTTCGCAGCTTGCTGGGCCAGTTGAGAGCCCAAGCATGATTGAGATGGGCGCTGGTGTGGACGTGCTCGGCAAACGCTGGGATGGAGCAGCATGGCTTGATGTTCCGGCTGCGCCGGTGAATGCGCATCAAATCACGCGCCGCCAGGGTCTCATCGCGCTCTACACAGAGCAGGGCATCAAAGAGCAAGACGTGCAAGCGGTAATCGATGCAATTGAAGATCCATCACAACGCTACATCGCGCAGATCGAGTTTGCAAATCAGTATTGGGAGATAGACAACCCGCTGATTGCGAGCTTCGGAGCAGCCTTGCAGATCGCGCCAGAGCGGCTACAAGAGTTATTCAACATAGCGGCAACGCTCTAAGCGACAACACACCACCACGGCCTACGGGCCGTTTTTTTATGCCCAAAGCATCGAAACTATGAAAAAAAGATTATTGGCATTCTTGTCGCTACTGGGTATTCAGCAGCATTTAACTGCACAACAAAAGCAGGACTTGGTTCACGCGGGAATGCAAGCAACGCCAGGCGCGGGGGGCGCCGTGGGGTTGAAGACGTTCGGTGTTGGGTTGGCTGATCTGGTGGCCATCGCCACGCTGATCTACATCGCACTGCAAGCCCTGCACTTGATTTGGAAGTGGCGCAGGCAGGCGCGCATTGATCGGCTGCGTGAAGAAGCCGGACAGGACTTGTGTAAAACAGACTGGGGGAATTTATGAGCAAGATTCCAGCATCGCTCAAACAGCGGCTCTTAGTAGCCGCTTTTTCTTTGTCTGCTGCCGGTGGCTATGCGGTATACGAGGCCAGCCAGCCCAGCGCGGCAGTGCAGCTGGCCCACGAGATCGGCGCGCACTATGAGTCAAGTGGCCGGCACATTGGCACACCTTACGTGGACACGTTGGGCAAAGGCCGGCCGTGGACGGTTTGCAACGGCGTGACCGGCCCTGACGTGATTGCAGGCAAGACGTACACACGCGAAGAATGCAAAGCGCTGGAGCTCAAGATACTGCAGCGCAGCGAGAAGGCCGCAAAACGCATGTTTGCACACTGGGATGATTACAACGTCTGGGTACAAGCCAGCATCATCGACATGCTCTACAACCTGG